GGTTAGCAACTACTCGTCGGCAGACAAGCTGCTGTTGTCAGGTGGCCTACAGTTTCCAGTCAACCTTGCGAGCTGGGATGAGATTCGTGCGTCGGTGCTTCGGGGCGGAACGGCCCTAGCCGGTGCGAAACTGAGCCTGCGGGGATACACGACCACGAGCCTTACAGTCTCCAACTTCGTGGAGCTTGGTGAGAGTTCCACAGATGTCGAGGTAGATGTAGCGGCGGTCAACACGGTGACAGACAGCGGCTGGGTGACTATTGATAAGAGCCTACTCCCAGCCGACGGCGACCTGATACTTGCCTGGGTGGAGCATGGCGGCGACGGGGTAACGGACCCGGAGATTATCCACCTTGGAGTCGAGCTGCGGGAAGCAGCCGACAAGGTTCACATTCAAGCCAACCTGGGCACATCCAGCCAATCTTTCCGGATCTGGATGCAGCGGGACTACGCAACCGTAACTGAGCCAACCAACGGCTCGGTGGCGATCTTCACCACCTCGGGAAGTACCTACAAAGGTTCCCGAGCAGAGACTGTCCCGAATGTGGATGGCTCCTTCACGATTACCCTCGACACGACGCTCTCTGCGACTACCGATCATGACATCAAGGTGTCCATGACAGACGCGACGGGAACCCTTGAACAGACTTTCACCATTAGCACCTAATGAGTACACTCTCCCACGACGACAAGACCCCGGAACAACCCGTAGGTGGTGACAAAATCTTCCTGCGTGATATCTCGGACTCTGGTACCGGAGTCAACGACGGTATCATCGTATCGACAGTCAACCAACTGGGTCAGACTATAGTAAATGATCGTAGCGCAGAGATCAAGACTTCTTACGAGTCGAACGCCGACACCAACGCCTTCACGGACGCAGAGCAGACGAAGCTGGCCGGGATTGCTGCGGGTGCAGAGGTCAACACGGTGGACTCGGTGAACACGCAGACGGGTGCGGTCGTGCTGGACGCGGACGACATCGACGACGCAGCCACGACGAATAAGTTCACGACTGCCGCCGAGATCAGCAAGCTGGCCGGGATTGCTGCGGGTGCAGAGGTAAACCCGGATGTCGTTCCCCAGGCTGAGGCGGAAGCTGGTACCGCCACCACGGAGCGCATCTGGACGGCTGAACGGGTCGCCCAGGCGATTGCCGCACTGGGTGGTGGAGGTGGTAGCCTCACTGAGGGCAACCTACGCGCTGTCATCGCGGCCCTCACCGCAGCAGCACCGGATACTGCGGACACCTTTGGCTATGTGGATGCAGGCAGTCCGGGCCAGATGGGCCAAGCGACCGCCCAACAGATCGTCGAGCAAGGCAACAGCGATCTGGGCATCACCCCCCAGAACCGCATCAGCACGACCACCGACCCTGGGACCAACGACGACGGCGCTGGTACGAACGGCATCAACCACCTCGTCAACGACCTCTGGACGAACACGACCGAGGATCGAACCTTCATTTGCATGGATGTCACCACGGGCGCAGCGGTGTGGCAACCCATCACCGAAACGGTGATGCACGGCGTACTGGACGGGTGTGTTCTGTCGGTCAACGGTGGGGACAACACAAAGTTCGATGTCAGCGCGGGTCGTATTGCGTTCGTCGATGACACTGGCGAAACTCCAGTCACCACCTATGTCGATGTCACTGCCAAGAGTGCGCAGACCGTGACGAACATCGCCACTGAGTCGGCCACCTTTGTCTTCCTGGATTCGACTGGTGCTGTGGTTCAGACGAATGCGGCCCCGACCTCGGCCAACCGCCGCGACTATCTCTACCTCGGCCAGCTTGGCCACTCAAACAACACAACCATTGCTAACGCCATCTGCGAGCCGCAGATCGGATTTGGGCTTGCCCAAAGCGTTCAGGATCTGTGGGATCTGGTCGGCCCGATCAATGCCGATGTGGCCGTGTCGGCTAACGGTGCAAACCTTCAGTTGGACCGCTCGGCTGGTTCGATATACAAGTATGGCGCGAACTACAACACCGACGCGACGGACCCGCACCGCGTGGCCATCTCGTCAGCCACTGGCCTGACCTTCCGACTCCGTACGCAGACTGGCGGCAGCGGAACGACGACCGTTCTTGACTCGAATAACTACGATGTGGCGGGCACGGTCACTGCCCTAACTAACAACTATTGGCAGAACTTCCGGGTATACCAACTGACCAGTGGCAACACGATTGTCATGTATGGTCAAACGGAGTACCAAACTGAGAGTGGGGCACTCGCTGGAATCAGCAGTGAGAACCACACACTCATCGACAATGTCGAAGGCGCGGCGCTCATCGGATTTATCACGGTGCAGGACGGCGAGACCAACCTGTCTACCGGCGCTACCTTCACAAGTGCCTCGCGGTTCGGTACCGGTGGCTCGGGCGGAGGAGGCACTGGCGACCTCTGGAGCGATGTAGTTGACGCGGACATTGTGCCCGACGCGGATGGAACCCGTGACCTGGGTGCGGATGCGACCCGCTTCGCCCAGGCATACATCGACGAACTCCACAGCACGGGCGGACTCCTCGTCACTGAGGCAGCAGACCACACGAACACCCCTGCCGCTGGCAAGGGCGAGTATTGGGTCCGAAACGACGCGCCCTGCGTCCCCGTGTTCACCGACGATGCTGGTACGGACCATGTGCTGAACGCTGGCGGTGGAGACCTGTGGACCGACCCACTCGACTCGGACATCATCCCCGACACGACGAACACCTACGACCTCGGCTCTGCTGCGGCCCGGTTCGCTGAGTGCCATGTCACGACGCTGGATGTCAACGGCAACATCACCCTTCTAGGTACTCTAGATGGCCGCGATGTCGCAACAGACGGAGCGAAGCTTGACTCCATCACACCGACCTCCAAGTACGAGACGGTCATTGCTTCCGACTTCCCTGACGCTACCGACGATAGTCTCGGAGTGTTCGCCCTCTGGATCCACACCACCGACGGGCGGGCCTGGATCTGTGTCGATGACACCGCTTCTAATGCTGTATGGCTAGAGCTTGCCACAGGAGCGGGCGATGCATGGGGCGATGTTGTTAACGCCGTCATCACGCCAGACGCTGACGGTACCCGTGACCTCGCAACCGACGCAACCCGCTTTGCTACGGCCTATGTTGATGATGTACATGTTACGGCTGGCGTACTTGTAACGGAGGCTTCAGATCACTCCAACACCCCGGCCGCTGGCAAAGGCGAGTTCTGGGTTAAGAACAATGCACCGTGTACGCCGAACTTCACGGACGATGCGGGCAACGACTATGTACTGCACGATGGTCCAGGGTCCACCTATACCTGGGTCGTACCGTTCCAGATGTCCTCCACCCAGGTAACTTACACTAACTACATCAACGCAGGGGTAATCCCTTACGACGGGGATATCACCGAAATCCTATGGGCATCTGCCAAGACCATCGGTGCAGACGGCACTAACTACTGGGATATCATGCCCCAGATTGCCGTAGTCGGTACCGACCGTGATCTACTCGCTAGTGCTTACAGTGCCACCGCTGCTATTAATATAGATGATGACGCGCTTAACTTAGGGGCTATCCACGGAACCCCCGGAGTGACTAAGGGTGAGAAACTGAAGATCACCTTCACGGCTAACGGTACACCACCTAACTACTTCTCTGGCTGGAGTAGTCTACTCATCACTATGCAGAGAACCTAATAGATGGGAGTGCCACGCAACAAGCCCTGGGTCAAACACCCAACGAACCCCGCACCAGGGGCCAACATCAGTTACATCAAGGACTGGGGTGGGAACCCTATGTTTAACGACCTGGTTCGGGCCTGTCGTATCCCCATCAAACAGGACTACACGACCTTCGACGGAACGCTGGATGCAACGACGGGGATGGTGACGGATCTCGGTACAGCTACCTCGGTCCTACTGGTCTGTGTATCTGATGGGTCACCCCGCCTCTCAGAGCGTTATGTTCTAACCTGGACAGGAACGGGAACCTGCACCCTCGCTGCTACGGGAGCTAACTCGGTCGCAGTTGTCGGAACGCCAACATCGAACCGCGCAGTCTATGACATCACCTTCGGTACGACATCCAGCGGGATCATCTACATCGAGCACAGCTCCACCTCTCTGACGAGCATTGAGCTTGTCCCAGAGGCGGACGAAGGGATCTCTGGACCCGGTGAGGCGAGTGAGTTCTACGCACCCTATGTGGCGCTGCACAAAAGCCGTTATCGAGGTGGCATCCGTTTTATGACGGCCCTGCAAACGAACGATCAGCACACGGCAACATACATCGGTCAAGGCGCAAACCCAGAGCCGGTGTCTGGAATCTGGGCAAATCGGATCACAGATGATCTCTATGCGTTCGGTCAAGCGGCAGAAACCTGGAACGACGCGGGCCTGACACGGGAAGGCGGGATGTCCTATGAGTCCTGCATTCGGTTCGCTCAGGCGTGTGATGCTAACCCTTGGATCACCTTGCCGGTTGCCGCGACGGACGATTACGCAACACAGTTTGCCAACCTGATGTTGGAGGTGATGCCACCCCGAATGCAGCTTGAGCTTGAGCTTGGAAATGAGCTTTGGAACTCAGGCTTCCAGCAGTACCACTTCTGCCACGAACAAGGTCTTGTTGAAGAGGCCGCGAACCCAGGCCGACTGCATAACGCATCCTTCCCCGCCGTTAGCTGGGGGCTCTACCGTTCGTACCAGATATTTGAGATCGTCAAGGACATCTTCGTTGCGGCTGGTCGGGGAGAGGATCTTGTCCGCATCGTAGGAATGCAGTCGGAGCAGGGTGTGACATTCGGGTATACCCCGATGCTGAACACCGATGGGGATGCCTCACCACGAACCGATAGCGGCGACCCAGCCGTGACACCTGTTTACGAGGGCTTCGATGTTGTCGCTACCGGCTCCTACACCAACGGCGGACTGTGGGGTGAAACCCAATGGTCAAACAACGGCGCACTTGATGACGCTGGCGTGAAGCACACCTACACCCAGAACACCAAGAACATGAGCAACGCTCAACTCTTGGCAGCCCGCATCGTTGAGGTGGACGCTTCCGTTGCGAACTGGAAACTAGCAAACACCTACTTCCACTCGCTGACGAACGCAGATGGTAACGCCCTAGAAGCGTGGATCTATGAGGGCCACAACGCGCACGATTACGCAGTCGGAGCAGGCCCAACGGTGGACACCACCCTCCACGCGCAGATAGCCTTCCTCCATGCGAGCGATGCAGATGCCGAAGGATCCATTGCCTACGGAATCCAGGAGAGTTACGACGAGTCTGGCTTCGACAAGGGCTACCTCTTTCACTCAATGGGACGCGAAGATAACGACATCGGCGATTGGGTGGCCCATGTGGACTTCGACGGCCCCAACACACGCGGCAGACGGATTGACTTCGCACTCGGCGGTGGCCGGGAGTACATGGCATAACGGCACTCACCACCACAAAACCCCACAGATTCTGCCCCATTAACCCCATATTCGTGGTATAATACCCCCATGGCAAACATGCCCGAAAACCCTGACACGCCGGAAGACATCGGAGTCCGACCGACTCCCACAGGTCCGGATAAAATGGTCGGCGTCTCTGGTACTGCCATCTACGGTGGATACATCGTCGAGCAGGAGCAGGAAAACAAGCTAACCCGCGACCAGCGGTACAAGACCTACTCCGAGATGATGAATGACATTGGCATTATTAATGCCGGTGTCCGATTCTTCACCAACCTACTTGGTCGCGCCCAGTGGAAATTCATGCCCGCCGAGGGCGAGGGCTTGGACGATCGCATGGCCGAGGAGATTGCGGAAGCGGTCCACTACGCCCTGCACAACTGTGACACGCCGTGGCACCGCATCGTGCGCCGCATGTCGATGTACCGCTTCTACGGGTTCTCTGTCCAGGAGTGGACCGCTGAGGAGCGGAATGGTAAGATCTGCTTTGCAGACATTCAGCCCCGCGCCCAGCGGACGATTGAGAAGTTCCACACCAACCAGCGTGGCGAAGTGTTTGGGTTCATCCAAGAGAGTCCCCACGACTACAAACAGATTTATGTCCCGCGCTGGAAAACGGTGTATGCGGTTGATGACACACTGAACGACAGCCCGGAGGGCTACGGTTTGTTCCGTGGGCTATATCGCCCAGCGACTCAGCTCCGCGAGTATCTGCAACTGGAGTCATATGGCTTCCAGACTGACTTGCGCGGTATTCCAAAGGGTTCGGCTCCCCTGAGCCAGCTCCAGCAGATGGTCGACGAGGGTCGAATCACCGAGGCGCAGATGCAGAGCATCCTGAACCCGATGAAGACTTTCATCCAGAGTCACAAGCGCAACCCACAACTGGGTATGATGCTGGACTCGATGCCCTACCACGCCGCTGGCGACAATCAAGCACCGTCCAGCACGCCGCAGTGGAATCTGGAGCTACTAAAGGGTAGCAGCCAGAGCCACCAGGATATCGCACGAGCCATCACAAGGTTGAACATGGAGATGGCCAGAATGCTTGGCGTCGAGAATGTCCTACTGGGTGAGTCGGGTAACGGCTCCCACGCACTAAGCCAAGACAAGTCGCTGAACTTTGGCCTCGTCGTGGACTCGACGATCCGCGAGCTTCGTGAGGTTGTCAAGCGTGACCTCATCACCCCGCTGTTCGTCATGAACGGTTGGAGCATGGACTACATGCCGACGATCGCCACGGACGCCATTCAGCACCGCGACATCACGACGATCACTCAGGGCCTCGCTCAGATGGCTCTAGCTGGCGCACCGATCACGCCGGATGACCCGGTAGTCGACGAGGTTCGGGATCTCCTGGGCCTGTCACATTCAACCATTTCTGACTATTCCATCGAGGATCTACCGGGGATGACTGATCCCACTACTCACACCTCCGCTGACGCGGAAGGTAGCGACACTAACGCATAGGGCAGCTTCCCCGGAGACCTCATCATGGCATTTACCTTCGACACCATCGTTATCAACGCGGTCAACTACGACAGCCTTTGCACTCGTGCAGAGGCTACCGAGTACCTTGCACCAGAGTTAAACCTGAAGGCTTGGGAGACTGCGACAGACGCGAACAAGGACAAGGCACTGGTCAGCGCTACGCGTGTACTCGTTGCCCAGAACTGGATCGACGAGTCGGCTGTTCCGGACACCGTCCTGATCGCCGCAAACAGCCTCTTGGCAGACCAGATCCTGGCTGGGGAGACCCCCGGCTCGGGCACGGAGATCAACGCGGTCAGCGCTGGTAGCGTAAGCATCGACTTTGCAGGTTCCACAGCTGTGGGTGCCCCAAAGTTTGACCCGCGCATCACGGCTCTCATCAGCCAATACTTGACATCGTCCTACTCGACGACCAGCAACCAGTTCTTCTCGGGCACCGACAGCGACGACTACCCGATCACCGAAATCTTCCCAGAACTCAGCGAGGGCAATGCCTAAGTCGGGTATTTACCGAATTGACTTCCCCAACGGGAAGTTCTACTACGGTCAGAGCCAGTCGGTTCGGGCGCGTAAGTATGCCCACATGAGTCACCTACGGAGAGGTCGACACGGCAACCCCATCATGCAGGCGTGCTGGGATAAGTACGGCGAGATGACCTTCACTGAGGTCCTGCGGGTACCAGTCGATCGCCTCGACGAGGTCGAGCAGTCCTACCTGAATGTGTTTGTGGACATGAAGGACTGCGTCAACATTGCTAGGGACGCATCCGCTCCTGCTCGTGGGCTACGCATGTCGGCGGAGACGCGCCGAAAGATGAGTGAAGCCAAGAAGGGGGTCCCCCTGTCCCAGGAGCATCGCAGAAAAATCCGCGAATCCAAGAAGGGGCATACCCCGTCCCAGGAGACGCGCCGAAAGATTAGCGAAGCCCAGATGGGTCTCAAGCTGTCGAAAGCTACCCGAGCAAGCATGAGAGCAGCCCAACGCGCCAACACCCCCGTACTAAAGTGGACGCACCCAGAGCATGGCGATGTGGACGCTCCAAGGTGGGAAATGCTAGAGCGTTGGCCAGAACTAAATGGCGGAAACCTAAGTAGCGTCCAGAGCGGAAAACGAGCCCACCACAAAGGATGGAGAAAGCGAGATGGTTAGTTTCTTCGGCGTCGATATCGCAAAACTGATCGCTGACGGCGTCGCAGCCGCTGGCGGTGTGGACGACATCACACTCCGCAAGGTGACCGCAGGCACCCGCACCCCTGGCAGCTTGACCAGTGGAACTAATCCCACCACCGTAGATTACGAGGGCAAAGGATTTCAATCGTCTAAGGGCGACACGCGACTTGGGGACACTCTCATCCAAGACGAAGAGCGCGTACTAGTGTTACTTGGGCACACATTTGACGCCTCTCCCGAGGTGAATGACGAAGTTGTATACCAGGGGACGGCACTCACCATCCGCCTTGTCGATAGGGACCCAGCCAGCGCTACATGGACAGTGGTCTGCAATGGATAAAGAATACAGCGACGAAGGTCTACTCAGGGAATTAGAGACCTGGGCTATTGCCTTTACGAATCGCAATGTTCGTGCAGCGATGGATGGCATCCGTCGACAGTACCAACCAGCCCTGGAGGCCGCGTTTGCGTCTGGCAACGCCGCCCTCATCAACGAGATCTCAGAGCAGATTTCAACCAAGTTTGCGGAGGCCATCCAGGCCACCCAGCAGCAGGTCTTTATGGAGTCCGGTCGTCGGACAGCGAAGGCGCTACAGACCGTTGGTATTGAGATGAGCTTCACCGGCAGCGATCCACGCGCCGAGAAGTTTATTCGGGACAGCTCGGCCCGTATGATTACTGAGATCTCCAACCAGCAACGACTGGCCATCCGCGCACGGCTGGAGGAATCCTTCGTGCGTGGTGTCAACCCACGGAAGGCGGCCAAGGAGCTGGTTGACATTGTTGGACTGACGGCTCGCCAGCAGGCTGCGGTGGCGAACTACCGACGACTCCTGGAGAAGGGATCATCGTTTGCACTGGAGCGTGCGCTCCGGGATACTAGCATGGACGCCCTGGTCCGCAGGGGCAACCTGGGAAGCCGAGATATCGACCGGATGGTCCGCGCCTACGAGCGAAACTACCTCCGATACCGAACCGAAATGATCGCCCGGACGGAGATGCTGGCAGCGTCGAATGAGGCGGTGCAGGAGGTGTACCAGCAGGGTGTGGACTCCGGCGACCTGGATCCAGATAAGTTCGTCCGGCAGTGGAAGACCGCACGCGACGAGCGTGTCCGTGGGTCACACCGCTCCATGCACAATCAGGTCCGGGATGCCAAACAACCCTTCGTGACTGGTTCGGGCTACCGCGCAATGTACCCACACGATCCCGCACTACCGGCACAGGAGCGGGTACACTGTCGTTGTATTACTGTGACGAGATATCGCGCCATTGTGGAAGAGGAGCAGAAACCTTAACACAAAGTGCTGTTTTGTGGTATAATACCCACATCCCAGAACGGGGTCAAGCAAAAATGTCAGAATCTGACACAATCCGTAAGTCCAACGAGGCCACCGTCGCCAAAATCAGTGACGAGCTGGGCCTCGTGTTTGGCTATGCCATCGTCTGCAAAAAGGACGGTGAGGCGTACTACGATCTCCACGGAGATCACATCCCAGAGGACACGATGCTGGATGCTGCTACCGACTTTATGGAGCGCAGCCGCACCGCCCTGGAGATGCACAAGGGAGAAAAGAAGGGCACTATCGTGTTTGCCTTCCCACTCACTAGCGAGGTCGCAAAGAGCCTCAACATCGAAGCGCCCAAGACTGGGCTGCTGATCGCCATGCGTCCGGACAGTGAGGAGATCCTCGCGAAGTTTAGGAGCGGCGAGTACACCGGATTCTCCATCGGAGGCGTTAGCCTTGAGTAAGAAACAGAAGAAGATCCTCAACCGCATCCGCATCGACGAGATTTCTGCGGTTGACCGTCCGGCACAAGAGGACGCTACCATGACCATCATGAAGCGTGCGGACGAACACCCTAACCCCCCTGAAACCATGACTGAAGACTCCAACATGAACGGAGAGGTCACGGAAGAGGTCGTTGCCGAAGTAATCGAGACCGAAGAGGTCGAGAAGACTGAGGAAGTGATGGACGAAGCCCCCGAGGCCGACGCCGAAGTTGAGAAGGCTGAAGAAGCCGAGAAGACTGAGGAAGAGGAAGAGAAGGGCTATGAGAAGTCACTTGCGGACCTTACCGCTGAACTCCAAGTTTTACAAAGTGAGCTTGCACTGGCCAAGTCGGTTGCGGAGCTGTCGGATTCTGAGAAAGAGGTCTTTGCCTCGATCGACGGCGAAGACGCACGCACCGAGTTCCTGGGTAAGTCCGCTGACGAGCGTGCCGAACTCATCGCCAAGGCGGCAGATGAGAACGCCGTAATCTACAAGTCGCTGGATGGTGTTGATTTCACCGCCCAAGACGACGAGCGCCTCGTATCGCTGGCCAAGCAGGCCGACGAGTACAAGACTCAACTGGTGGCTGCCGAAGAGGCTTCCATCGAGAAGAGCTATAACGAGCGTGCTGAGACCCAACTGGCTCACCTTCCGGGCGAGCTGGTAACCAAGAACGCAGTGCTGCGTGCCGTTGACGGCATTGAGGACGAGGTCGTCCGCAAGCAAGCACTGTCCATGCTGAAAGCTCAATCGGTTGCTATCGAAGAGCAGTTCGTAACCAAGGGCGTCGAAGGCGAAGAAGCCGAAGGCGACCTGGGTGGACTGGCAAAGATGGCCGCTGCCTACGCGGAAGAGCATGAGATTACCTTTTCCAAAGCCTATTCGGAAGTGCTTCGCACGCCGGAAGGTCGTAACCTGTACAACCAAACCCTGTAAAAATGGCTACTTACGAGTCTAAGCTCTGCATCACTGTGGAAGCGGGTGCTGACCTTTCGGCGGACCAATTCAAGTTCGTCCAAGTCGCATCCGACGAACAAGTCGATGTTGTTTCAAGTGCCGGTGGCGATGCCATCGGTGTCCTCCAGAACGATCCGGCTGCCGCTGGTCGTGCTGCTGCCGTATGCTACGCGGGTGTGACCAAGGTCATTGCCGGTGCTACTGTCGCTGCTGGTGCGAAGGTCCAATCGGACGCTTCGGGTCTGGCTATCACCGCCGCCACTGGCGACGCCGTCCTGGGTGTCGCGCTGAAGGGTGGTGCTGCCAACGAAGTCATCGAAGTCCTCCTCGTGTCCAAGCACATCCTCGCCTAATACATAAGGAGTAACTGAAATGCCTCAACCCACCCCCAACGCCGTCCATGTCGACGCCCCGCTGACCCAGATCAGCGTTGCGTTCCTCCAGGACGCCAACAACTTCATCGCGGGCCAAGTGTTCCCGACCATCCCGGTCGCGAAGCAGTCGGACCGCTACTACACCTACGACCGTGGTTTCTTCAACCGCGACGAAATGGAAGTCCGCGCTCCGGGTACGGAGTCGAAGGGTGTCGCCTACGAAGTCGACAACACTCCGACTTACTACGCCCCGATCTACGCGGCTCACCACGACATCGCTGACGAAGTGCGTGCGAACGCTGACTCGGTGCTGGACCTCAACCGCGAAGCGGCGGAACTGTTGACCCACAAAGCTCTCATCAAGCGTGAGAAGCTGTGGTCCAACACTTTCTTCGCTGGCAGTGTGTGGACCAACGACTATGATGGTGTCTCGGGTGCTCCGGGTGCCAACCAAGTCAAGCACTGGAGCGATGCGGCCTCGACCCCGATCGAAGATGTTCGCTTCGCGAACACCACGCTGATGCAAGAAACTGGTCGTGCGGGTAACACCCTGGTGCTGGGCCGCGAAGTCGCGGACAAGCTCCTGGATCACCCGGACATCATCGACCGCATCAAGTACGGCCAGACTCCGGGTGCCCCGGCGATGGCTGGCACCGCTGCTCTCGCGGCGCTGTTTGGTGTGGAGCGCGTCCTCGTGATGAACTCGATTGAGAACACCGCTGCGGAAGGTGCCACCAACAGCCACGCGTTCATCGGTGGCAAGAAGGCGCTGCTGTGCTACGCTGCTCCGAACCCCGGTATCATGACCCCGTCGGCTGGTTACACCTTCGCGTGGAACGGCTACATGGGTGCTGCCGGTGCCGGTCAGCGCGTCAGCCGCTTCCGCATGGATCACCTGCGCTCGGATCGCATCGAGCTGGAGATGGCCTTCGACCAGAAGCTGGTCTCGGCAGATCTCGGCTTCTTCTGGGACAGCGTCGTCGCCTAATACCAAAGGGTACCATGTACAAGTCTCGACTTCGCCGTGGTACCCTTGACCTGTCCAAAAAACTGGTCGCCCGTCGCCCCTTCCGCTTTGCGGGTAAGGATTACGCGGCAGGCGACCAGTTCCCCTGGCGAAAGCTGGGGGTTGCTGAGCGTCAAGTGGGCATTCTGTTTGACGCTGGCAAGCTGGAGATGGTCGAGGACAAGAAGCCGGAAGCCCCCAAGGCTCCGGTGAAGGAGGTAGCGGCCAAGAAGGCTCCTACCAAGAAGGTTTCCAAGAAGGTCGTTGATGAATCGGTTGACGACAAATAAGACCGAGGTGCCGGGAACCTCCCGGCATCCACATACCCACTAATGGTCAAGAAGACATCGTCGCCGAATGTGGTCATCGAGGTTCTCGATGACCATGTCAACGATGTCATTAAGGCGCTCGCCGCTGAGACGAATAACGCGCTGGTAGACGCAACCCCGGTAGACACTGGGTTCGCCAAAGCCAACTGGAGGGTCACCCTCAACAAACCAGCCAATGGTGTTCTTGGTGCCAAAAACGAACAGGCCGCAGCAGCCGCCGCGACCTTGGGCAGGGCCGAAAGCACGCAGGCCATCGCGGCGTATGACCACACCAAGCACCGAGAACTCTACATTTCAAACAATGTAAATTACATCGGCATGGTGGGAGCAGACGGAGAACCCGGACTCAACTCCGGGTCGTCGACCCAGGCTCGTCCATTCTTCATCCAGACTGCTGTATACAAGACCATCGCCAAGGTCCGTCGGTCGTTCAAGGGTGTTATGCGGAGGATCAAGTAGTGGCAGCACCGAACTTTGTAGGACCTAACGGCACCCTCCTGGTCAGTCCGAACGGTACTTTCCTGGTCGGCGTTGAGTCGGACACCTCGGCTTCCGTCGGTACTTTCCGTGAGGCGCTGTACCAAGCCTTCTACGACGGCTGGTCGGACCTTACCCCACTTTTCTTTGAAAACGAGGCGCACGACGAGGAGCTAGACTCCTGGGTGCGCTTCTTCATGCGGAATAC